ATATTTATTAACAAATATTATTATTATGAAGGCAAATGCTTTTGAAAAATTAATTAGAAAAGTTGTAAGAGAAGAAATAGATTATGCTTTACAACGTGAAATTAGATCACTTAAAGAAGATTTACGTAATGAATTAAAACCTACAATTACAGAACAACCAACTGAACGTAGATCAATACCTAAAAATGTACAATCTTCTTTAAAAGAAAAAATCATGGGTAAACCTATTTCACAAAATTTTGTAGCTAATAGTACTTTAAACAGTTTACTTAATGAAACTGCACAAGGTAATACAAATCTTGAATCTACAATGGTAGCGCCTGAGGCCCCAATGACTCCTGAAATTTCTAATGTTGTAAATAGAGATTATAGAGAACTAATGCGTGCCATAGATAAGAAAAAAAATAATAGACCATAATGGCACAGGTACAACAACAAATAAATCCATTAGATTTAACCCCATCAGTTGGAGTGGGAGTAGCCTTACCTTTTAATGGTCCTGGTGTTTTTAATACTAATTATACTACTAAGGATCAAACTAAATCAAATTTGATTAATTTAGTCCTTACAGAACCAGGAGAAAGAGTTTATAAACCATTTTTTGGTGTTGGATTAAATAGTTTATTATTTGAACAAAATATAAGTAAAAAAGATTTACAAGAAAAAATTCAACAAGCAGTATCTCAGGATGCAAGATTAAATCAAATTACTATCCAAGATATTATTATAGACCAAGATATTAATACAAATACTATTAGGGTTACAATAGAATATATTTCAAGATTAAATGGTAGACAAGATGCTATTCAAATTGCAATTGGAAGTATAAATGAAAGAGGTCCTGCACCATATGAACAAAAATAAATAATATATAATGGCATATTCTAATATAAGTAATACACCACAAAGAGATATTAAATATCTTAATAAGGATTTTAATACATTAAAAAATCAATTAATCGAATATGCTCAAACGTATTATCCAGAAACTTTTAATGATTTTTCTGATGGATCCCCAGGTATGATGTTTTTAGAAATGGCAGCTTATGTAGGAGATGTCCTTTCTTATTACACAGATACACAACTACAAGAAACATTCTTATTATTATCACAAGAAAAGAAAAATTTATTTAATTTAGCTTATTCTTTAGGATATAGACCCAAAGTTACAAAAGCTTCTAGTACAAATTTAGAAATATTTCAATTAATTCCTGCTAAAGATTCATCTGATAATTATAGTCCTGATTATAGTTTTACTTTAACTATGGGTGAAGGTTCTTCTTTTAGTTCTACTCAGGGAGGTATTAATTTTATTACTGAACAATTAATAGATTTTGGTATTTCGGGTTCTGCAAGTCCTACAGATATAAGTGTTTACCAAATAGATGGTAGTGGAAATCCACAATATTATTTACTTAAAAAAACTACTAAAGTTATTTCGGCCGTTAGAAAAACTACTACATTTACTGTAGGTACTATTGAAAAGTTTTTAAAATTAAATTTACAAGATAATAATATAATTAATATTGAAAAAATTGTGGATAGTGATGGTAATGAATATTCTGAAGTAGATTATTTAGCACAAGATACTATATTTGATGAACAAATTAATACTCAAGCTAATGATTCCGTTTTATATACTGATAAACAATCAGCTCCCTATTTAATGAGAGTAAAAAAAGTACCGAGAAGGTTTATATCTAGATTTACATCTAATAATAATTTAGAAATCCAATTTGGTGCAGGTACTTTAAGTGTGGATGATGAATCTATAATTCCAAATCCTAATAATATAGGTTTGGGAATTAATGATGGAAGAAGTGATTTAAATAGAGCATATGATCCATCAAATTTTTTATTTACGGGAACTTATGGTAAGGCTCCTTCAAACACTATTTTAACAGTTACTTATTTAGTTGGGGGTGGTGTTACCTCTAATGTTTCTTCAAATACCATTACAAGACCAGAAACTATATTTACTACTACTAAACCCAATTTAAACTCTAATACAAGAAGTTTTGTAATAGCAAGTATAGCTTCAAATAATCCTCAAGCTTCAACTGGAGGTGGAGATGCTGAAAGTGTAGAAGAAATTCGTTTTAATACTATGGCTAATTTTGCTGCACAAAAAAGAACAGTAACTAAAAATGACTATCTTTTAAGAGCATTATCTATGCCTTCTAGATTTGGAAATATAGCTAAAACTTATATAGAACAAGATGATCAACTTAGTCCTTTAACTACTGAAAACAACACAAGAATAGCTAACCCTTCAGCATTAAATTTATATACTTTAGGATATGATAATAATAAAAATCTTATAGATTTATCTACGGCTACTAAAACAAATTTATCTACTTACTTAGAACAATATAGAATGTTAACGGATGCTATAAATATTAAAAATGCATTTGTAGTTAATATTAGTATTGATTTTAAAATAAGGGTATCTCCGGGATTTAATAACCAAGAAATTCTTTTAGATAGTATACAGGCAATTCAAAGATATTTTGATATAGACCAATGGCAAATAGGACAACCTATTATAAAATCTGAAGTAATTAATACTCTAGTTAATATAACAGGAGTACAATCAGTACAAGAAATACTTTATAATAATAAATCAGGTGAATCTTTAGGTTATTCTAAATATAAATATGATATTCAATCTGCAACTATAGATGATATAATTTATCCATCTTTAGACCCATGTATTTTTGAAGTAAAATACCCTAATACAGATATTAAGGGACAAATTATAACATAATATGGCTTACTATTCAATATTCCCCGAAAAAGATGCTACTATTTATAGTAATCCCGATAGAGATACTTTAAATACAGGTAATGATGAAATTTTAGAACTTGTAAAAGAAAAAGGTAGTAATAATAATATTTATTATCCATCTAGAATTTTGGTACAATTTAAAAACTCAGAAATAAATGATGTAATATCTAATAAAATTACGGGGGATTTTTCAGCAAGTTTACAATTATTTTCTACAGAACATAAAAATTTAGATAAAAGTCAAAATATTGAAGTATTTGCATTATCACAATCATGGGATGAAGGTACCGGAAGGTTTTCTAACTTACCTACATCATCAAATGGGTGTTCTTGGTTATTTAGAGATAATTCAACTACAAAAACAAAATGGTTAACCTCAAGTTTTGTTGAGGGAACAACAGGTTCTATACTTAATACAGTAGGTCTTACTCAAGGGGGTGGTGTGTGGTATACAGGTAGTGCTTTTTCAAGTTCACAACAATTTAATAATGTTAATATTTTAGATTTAAATTTAAATGTAACATCTATAATACAAAAATTTAGTTCTAGTATTTTTGCTTCTCAAACTTACCCTAATGGTATTCCTAATAATGGTTTTTTAATAAAATATGATGATACTATTGAAACTACTACTTCAAGTAGTAAAGGAGAATTAAAATATTTTTCTGTAGATACTCATACAATATTTCCACCTAAATTAACGTTTAAATGGGATGATTCATCCTTTTTAAGTGCATATACTAGTAGTGGGAAAACTTCTGGGGAATTAAATGTTTCTTTATATAGAAATAAAGAAGAATATAATATAAATGAGGAAGCATTTTTTAGAGTTAATGTAAGAGATAAATACCCAAATAGAACATTTGTAACTTCTTCCAACTATTTAAATGTAGGTTATTTTACAACATCTTCATTTTATAGTATAAGAGATGCTCATACAGAAGAAGTAATAATTCCATTTGATGATAGTTTTACTAAATTAAGTGCTGATGAAAATGGAATGTATTTTAAATTATTTATGAATGGATTACAACCAGAAAGATATTATAGAATATTATTAAAACATATAAATAATGATGGTGTAGAAATTTTTGATAATAATTATCATTTTAAAATAGTTAGATAATGGCAGATCAAATAATTAAAATAAATAAATCTACTATTAATAATGAAATTGCCGAAAAATCTATTAATAGAGTTTTTAGTGAATTAGTTCCTAAACAGGAATTAGTATCAATAGATCAATTTTTTGATTATTATAATCAATTATTTTATAATATACCTAGAAATGGTACTCTTTCTCATAAAACTATAATTGATCAAAGTTTAGAATATTATGGTAATTATCAAGATCCAAGAGATTTAACTATAGCTCAATTAGAAGAAAGAATTAAAAATTTAGAAAGCCAATTATTAG